CTCGTCTGGTCGGTGCTGAACAAGAAGAAGTGACTTTCTTCCGGCTTTTAACCGCCGCTTTAGAGGCTTACATCGCTTACGCGAAGTGGCGTCAAAGAACTTATGTCTATGAACTGGAAGATGAAATTGATACTCTTGCTGCCGATGGCAGCCCTGCTGCAAAGCTGCGCATCGAAAGGCTCTCGCAACGCCTTAAACGAGAGCGCACTCCATGACCCCCCAACCGTGACCTTGATTGAGGGACGGGAGTATCAGTTTGTAGAAGGTAAGCTAGTGGGGCGAAAGAACCACAAATGGCATTCCGACTACTCTTATAGACGCGCTATAGTTATAGGTAACGGAGATGAGTAATGGCTGAATTCTTCCCAACACCTGTTGATATTCTTAAGCGTTATGACAAACGTAAAGAGCGTTTCGGTAAACCAATTATAGACCCATTGAAGGATGCGGTGCCTTTATCAGTCAATCGTCACGATGTTCCTCCCAGAAGCGGCTTAATACCAAGAAGGGATTTAGAACGGTTTTACGGTAAAAAAGGGCTAAAAGAAGAGGTAGCCAAGGCAAGAGAAGCTACCAAAAAATATGCAGATAAGATATGGCCGGTGGACAAGGATGCAATTAAACGTCAAGGCTACTCAGATTGGCAGGCGAGACGCAAAAAGCATGAAGGGTGGCGTAAAGAATATTATTCTGAAGACCCTTTAAAAAGACTAGACCATATCGTTGAGGTTAGGCGCGATCCTGAAACTGGTAAACGGTTAAAGGAGCGCGGACTAGCGGGGTTTTTCCAGCCCAAGCACAAAGGCGGGCCTTATATATCGATGAAGAGCGAGGCAAGTAAAGACCCCGCTAAGGACGTAGCCACTAAAGAACATGAAGCTAGGCATTACCTATACGAGAGAAAATACCCTATAGGGCATAGAGGCACTTCTTCTAACTGGCTGAACCCAACGTATACGGTCGGAGGACGCCCAAAAGTTTCAAAGGTCAGTTTTTTCCCTACTGAGAATGAACCAAAAGCAAGCGCGGAATACCCACTTAAAGACTCTCAGGAGTATTGGGATGCTGTATCACAATTACAAAGTAGATGGTATGCTTTCACGAAAGCCAACCCAAAGAGTTTTCCTGAAGGGCCGCGTAGGATGACGGCAGATGACTTTAGGAGGTTCGCAGACCCCAAAGGAGGGTTCCCCAAGGACGATAAGGGAGGAGTTGGTCATTTCAAAAGTCTCGGTCCCACTGACTATAACCTAAAGGATGTGCGGGGGTTGATAGACGCACTAAGAATATATAACAAAGAAAACCCAGAACGGGCTAAAAAACTAATAGACGGGACTATAGAAATAATGGATCAATTTGTCGATACAGGAGAGCCTAAGTTTTTCCCTACAGAAAACATTGCTTAAATGATACTTCGTTTCATCAACACCTTAATCATCCTGCTGATAATCATCTTGGCAATAGCCTCGTTGTTCATTGTCCCATTAACCGCGATATTCTTTGGAATAGGCCCAGCATAAGAGATGCCTGAATCATTTACAGAAAGAGTTGAGGCGCGGCTGGCGTTCGATCCAGAAGGGAGTGGATATGATGAGGTCACAGCGGCACAGCTTAGGAAAGAAATGCCATTGACCTTGCCTGAGCCATCAAAGCCACCTGTCAAAACACCCATCTACGGTAAATCAGTTCCTCAGTTTGAGGTAAGGTCTGGGGGTGCTTTTGATGCGTGGGTGTGGCATCCCGAAGAAAATAAGTGGAAAATACACGGAAGCAGTAGACATCCGAGAACAGGTATGTTGCTCAAGGGCCGGAAACACCCTACTTGGGACAAGCTGGTAGAGGGAGAAGAAGCCGCAGGGAATGTTATCCGGCAGGGAGACGACGGAAGGTATTACTCTTTTCCTAAGCAAACAGCTATGGCTCCTCACCCATCACGCGCCGAAGTTCTCATGCGGAATAAATATAAATGATAGCAATCTGCGTAGGCCATAGCCGACAAGGGGTTAGTGGAGCCTCCGCAGTCGATGGCACTACTGAATGGGATTATAATTGCGATTTAGCCGAGAGGATAGCTTCTAAGTTAAGGCAGGAAGTAAGGGTTTATAATACGTATGGGGGCAAAAGTTATGCAAACTCCATGCGCTGGCTATCCCGAAAACTGCAAACTGATAACGCACAGTTTGCAATAGAGCTTCATTTTAACGCAGCTAAGCCGTCAGAAACAGGGCATGAATGGGGTTATTGGCATAATAGCGAAAAAGGAAGGCTTCTAGCGCGCTCTCTACGGGATTCTATGGAGGATTCTTTCCCTATGCACACAAGCAGGGGCATTAAATTACATAAAAAAGGCAGTAAAGGAGCCGCTTTTCTACGGCACACGCATTGCCCAGCCGTAATTGCCCAACCCTTTTTCGGGACATCTAACGAAGATTGGGAGTTAGCTACTAAGCATAAAGATGGGCTGGCGATGACTATAACAGGAGGTATATTACTCTATAACGAGTTAGCCAGTAGATGGTGAATCCCTATGAAGTTCCCAAAAACAGTGAGTATAGCTGGGCGGCGTATCCGCTTAGTTGTTAAAGCATTTAAGGGAGCTGATAGCGACACGTTCGGGGAATACACCCACGACGAAAAAATAATCCAGATCAATACGGGTCTGTCAGATCAAGTGGCCTTAGATACGCTTCGCCACGAAATGATGGAGGCTAGTTTGTTTTTATCAGGCATAGCGTGGTCAGAGAGGTATGAACAAGAACCCATTGTCCGCTGTATGGAGGCGATATTCTTCCCTGCTTGGGATACAATTTTAAAGAGGATTCAACGTAAGTCATGAAGAAGCTATTACTCACCTTACTGTTGTCCTGCGGCATTACTAATGCACAAAGCCCACCCACCCCGCAGTTAACGACGTTCTATGATCACGACGAAGAAGTATTCGGCATGTGGTGGGTCAGTGGTGGTTCTCAGTATGACTACACCCTTGAGGTAAACGAATTCGATGGGAGCGGATGGTTCACAGTTGCGACTTGGATCGCCCCCGCAAAGAATTCGGTAATGTCAGGATATACTTACATCCAATGGGATAACGAAGCCATCGCCCGTGTCAGGGTTAGGAGAACTGAGCCTGTTCCGACTCCAAGAGAACTTATAAACTGGAAAGTTTTAACACCATTTAGATTTTAATTACATACACATGCCTCAACCAGCAGAAAAAACCGATAGGTTCCAACCCCCATCACTAGGTAAGCTGCCTCAATAACCCAAAGACATGAGCCGCGCACGAAGAAACAAAAGGCGGTTCAAATACGAGAAAGGTATAGCCGTATACTCAACTACAAGCGATGATGTCGCTTTAGCCCATACTAGGTCATGTCAGTTAGGAGTCCCAAGAGGTTCATACATGTATGGCATGGGCAGGATGACGGGGTTTTTAGGAGAAATAGCCGTCAACGCCTACTTGCCCAGAAGCCACTACGTAGGTGATAACGAATTTACGCATGATATCGTATATAAAAAGAGACGTGTTGAGGTAAAAAGTAAGACCTGCGGGGGGTGCCCAGAACCTGAATATAGCGCGTTTGTTAATGGAAAAGAGCATATGGCTCCTGACAACGACGTTTATTTCTTCACCCGCGTTAGAAGGGACATGCAGCGCGTTTATATCTGCGGTTGGCTACCTACATCAAAACTATTTAAAGGAGCCAAATTCGTCCGCAAAGGACATACAGATGACAAAGGCTACACGTTCAAGGCATCAGGATACCATATAGAGATAGGTAAACTAAACGCTCCTAAAACATTTAAATAAATTACGTGGGGGTGTTAATGAATATAGGAGAGTGCTCTCCCATATAGGAAGCCCCACGCTCTACGTTGTAATAGAAATATTCTTCAGCTTCCGCTTTAGACATGCTTTTAGCTAATTCTGATATACACAGCTCAACACTGTAAACCGCTCTTGCAGGCTCATACATTATACCTATGAAAGCTCTATCTAAATCATCGGCTAGTAATATTTCATCTACATGCTCTGGGGCTATTAACTCTACGAATTCATCTATTTCTTCTCTGGTCATGGTGTCTTTACTTTAGTGGGTGTTTTTCCTTTGCTAATGTCATATTTTTCATCCAAAGATATCTCCCAAATCTTACCGCCTCCGTGGCCTACTGATTTTATAGGGCGTAACTTTTTGTTATTCTGCGCAGATTCCTCCATTATTTGCATACCTCTACGCATGAATTCTAGACTACTGCTCATACCAACAGCACGTCCTCCATTAAATTCATGTATAGCCACTTGAAATTCTGTAAGAGTGCCCCACCATATTTTTTCGGTTGTATACATACGTGAGCGTTTAACAAAAAATTCAACAAGCTCTGCTATAGACGATCTACTTGAATTATCATAAGCGG